TTAAGATGTTCACGCCATCAAAACCTTGGGGCGCAGACGAGACTTGTTATTGGCGGAAAAGATTATGATTGACCCGAAACTGAAAGAATATGCGACTGAAATACAAATTAGACGCATTGACTTGCTTAATAAACATAAAAGCTATAACAAAGTTGCAAAGATTGAAGGTGTAGACAGGCAAGCAATTAAAAAATCTATACACGGTCTACAAGATCGTGCGGCTCGTCAAGGTTACTCGCCAGAGCATGACATGACTCGCACCGTGCCTGATGGGTTTACTGTCAAGGGAGTTTCAACCTATTACAACGCTGATGGCAAGCCAAATGGTCAATGGGTAAAATCATCCGCTGATGACACAAGGCGCAAGGAGTTAATGGAAGAAGCCTTTGCAGCCATGTCTGAGGACTTGCCAAGGCTTGAGAGCATAAACTACAAAGGCGTGCCAATTTCGTCACTATGCAATCTATATGTGATGACAGACTGCCACGTTGGGATGCTGGCTTGGCACAAAGAGGGCGGGGCGGATTGGGACTTAAAGATTGCAGAGCGCACGCTTACAGGATGCTTTGAGCAAATGGTAATGTCATCGCCGCAAGCTGGCACAGGCATTGTGGCGCAGCTTGGTGATTGGTTGCACTCTGACGGTTTGCTGCCAGTGACTCCGACTAGCCATCACATCCTTGACCAAGATGGGCGATTTAGCAAGATTGTTCAGATTAGCATCAAGATTCTGCGCAGACTTGTTGATTTTGCGTTAATGCGGCATGAAAAGGTCATTATCCTCATGGCTGAAGGAAATCACGATATGGCATCAAGTGTCTGGTTGAGAGTCATGTTCAAGGCACTTTATGAGAACGAGCCAAGGGTGCAAGTCATTGACTCGGAGTTGCCATACTATGTTTATCAGCATGGCAAGTGCATGATCGCATTTCATCATGGTCACATCAAAAAGAACGATGCTTTGCCGATCCTGTTTGCCTCGCAATATGCGAACGTCTGGGGCGAGACAACAAAACGGTATGCGCACACTGGACACAGGCATCATGTAGAGGAAAAAGAACATAGCGGCATGACTGTAGTTCAGCATCCAACTTTGGCTGCCAGAGATGCCTATGCTGCCCGTGGCGGGTGGATGGCAGAGCGTCAAGTGTCTGCAATCACTTACCACGAGCAATATGGGCAAGTTTCAAAGATTACGGTCATTCCTGAGATGCTTGAGTAGTAAGTTTCTCAAGCCTTTTTATTTCAGCCTCAATATAAAACTTAATCTTTTTTGCATCACGCAATTGATCGCTGTGGCTTGCTTGACCATAGCGATAGCATGATCTAAAAATCTCACCGATCTGAGCGTTCATATCACGATGCGAGATTAAGTCTTGCAACTCTGCACATCCTTTAGGCAACTGATAATAACTAGCGGTTGATCCATCACTTTTCATTTCATCGCATCCTTTAAATATAGGTCAAGTATTAACTCATCATTATGTTGAGACAGTTTTTTATTATCTTTTTCAAGTTCAGCAATGCGCAATTCTAATTGGTTAACATATGGCGCATAATATTCTTCACAAGCGTCCCAAGAGGCTGACCATATTTCTGATGGATGAACTAAAGCATTAACGCTTATTGCAAGTTTCCAACGGGCAAATTCATTCAGGCATTTCATCTGTTTGTCCTTAGTTGAAGGTAAGCCATGTGAAGTTTTGTAACATCTAGCCTCGGTAGTATATCGTCCACCACACTGGCTGCCGAGGTCAAGCAGCCAAGTTCGTAATCTTTAAGCGGCAACCCTGCCGTACACTTATCCGCAATCTGGTTCATCATGCGGATGCCAGAGTGAAGATAAAGCAAATCATCCGTAAACCTTGGATCATGCTCAACGGTCATAATGACAACATTAAACAGCCAGCCAAGGCTATCAAACGCCTCTATACAAGGCTGAGTGCGTAGAGTCGCAATACTCATGTGCATTTGTATCCCGAACTCGTCATGCAGCGATTTTGTCATAGGAATCCTTATTAGCCTTGGTTTGTACGCTTTTCGCTTTTTCACGGATAATCTCTCGTTTGGTCTTGGCCAGGTTAAAAATGCTGTTGTTGCGTGTTGCGATCAGTCTAGCGTAACTGTTGGCTGACCTTTCTTTTAAGGTAAAAGGCTTTATGTTAGGCTTTTTGTCTGGCTTATTGCCCAAGGCATATAAAGCACGAATGTAAGTTCTGCCTAATGTTGCGTGACGAGTGTAGCTACAAACGTGGATACGCTTTGGCATTTGCTTGCTGCTTTTGCTCAAGCGAGATAAGACGCTGGCAACCTGATCGTGAGACAACTCCAAGCGTCTACAAATTTCTGCCTTAGTCATTGGCTCTTGCTCAAGTAAAAGCAAAATACGGTCTGTGGTGCTACCCCAAGCAATCATCCTACCTCCTTCATTAGCTTGCACATCTTGCTCCAAGCATCGTCCCATTCGTGCGTGTCATCCGCAGCACCTAGTTCTTTAGCCGTAGCTACAAGACGCTGATTAAGGTCTTTCAGTCGGTCAATCTCGCCAACTACAGAATTTTGATCTGCCGTATCAACATATTCACCCGCCATGTGCGAGGCTGTGCGGTCAAACCCGTGGTCATGTATAGATTTTTCGATTTCGTGTACACGTTCTGCGGATGTGTCGCTGTTTTGCAATTTTGTAGACACGTTTCTACATTTATATTGCAGCGTATGCTCCGCCACCAGTTGGGCAAAATGCTCAAGCCGTGGGTCTAGCCCATAGCGTCCTGATGCTGGTGCATATACATCATCGTCATCGTCAACATCATAGCCAACCAGATCAGCCATTCGGATTAAATCGTCTTTGGTCATTGTTGCTCATCCTTTGTGGTGTCCCGACCATAACGCTTGTACATATCGTGCTTTGCCTTAATCTCTGGCAACTCTGATGCTGGCACATAGCCATACTTCTCACGCCACATCTTTTCGATGTTGGTTGCGGCTGCCGTGGTGTAGTCTTTGTTTTTTGACATGATTGATCTCACAGAAAGAAAGCAAGGAAAAAAGCACCAGCGGCAAGTGCTGCACCAAACCAAGCAGAAAAAGGAATCTTGTCCTCGTGCTTGGTGTAAAGGTTGGTATCGTGCCAGTTGTGGGGTAGTTTGTTGTCGTTCATGGTGTATCTCCTGATGGGGGCTTGCGCCCCCGGTGAATTATTGAAAGTCTAGCAAGGCTTGCACTTGTCCTTTTGCATAATAGTATGCAGACATTGACAGATTGCAGCCTACAGGGTTGTCCAAATTAAACTTGTCACGAGTTGCGGTAAAACCCATTTGGGCAATTTCTTGTTTTGCAGATTCGTATCCTGCAAAATAGTCAGCGGCAAATTCTTGGTGGGTGATGGTGTGTTGCATTTTGCTTCTCCGGTCTGTTAATCAGGTTGGGTTTCGTTAGTGCATAAAAAGAATTTTACACGATACGCAAATAAAATACATAGGACAAACCCTAATTGATCCATTTTTTACGCTCAACTTGATAAAACTTGCCCTTTCTCCTATAGGTAATCTGCTTTGGGGGCGTGCCACGTTGCAAAACAGCCACAGAGGATGGCAAATCATTCATCTGCCGTGAGTCTGCTCCTGCTCTGGCGGCGATTGCCAGTATGGACTCTCGTGCCTTTGTCCCTGCATAGCCATCATGCAGCACAGTGAAATACTCGTCCACTGGCGGATCGGACAACTCGCCATAATAAGTGACTTTAAGCATCTGCTTGCCATTGACCTTGCTCGTATGCACTCGCCATGCCCACAGACGCACGGACATATCCACAGAGTCAAATCCCATGATGTCATCGTTGCGCAAAGCAAGATCATCCTTTTCTTTAAACTTGAACTCAAAGCCACAGGACGGACACAGGCGAATGGCTGCGGTCACCACCTCATCGCACTCTGGACAGGTCTTGGTCATTGCCTCGCCCGTGCCTTTGCCTTTTCGCTTTGGCGGTTGGATGGCGGTGATTGGACCATGTGTGCTGACGTTGCCACCAAAGTCCAGCACCAAGCAATCTTTCTTGCCATCGGCAATTCGCAAGCCTCGTCCTGCCATCTGGTAGTACAGACCGGGTGACATCGTGGGGCGCAAGAACACAATGCAGTCAATATTCGGATGGTCAAAGCCAGTGGTCAGCACGTTCACATTGGTCACGGCTTGCAACTCGCCAGCCTTAAATCGGCGCAAGATGTCATCACGCTCCTGCATTGGTGTGTCACCCGTGACACAAGCCGCTTTAATGCCCTTCTGAGCGAATAAATCAGCAATCTCATGCGCATGGCTAACCCCAGCGCAAAAGACGAGCCACGAGCGTCTGTCAGAGGCTCTGGCAATCGTCTCATTGACAACACGCTCGTTGTTGTCTGCCGTGTTGACCACAGCCTCTAGCGCACTCGCCACATAATCGCCAGCCGCTTTACGCACGCCATCGGTTGAGTACGTTAGTTGCGTATGCTTGCTGCGTAGTGTGCAAAGATAGCCTCGCTTGACCAACTCCTCAATGCCCACTGGTTCGATCAGAGCATTAAAGATCACATCATCGCCCTTGTGGATCATGCCGTGCCCAAGCCTGTACGGGCTTGCACTCAAACCAATAACACGCAAATTAGGGTTTATTTCGGTCAAAGCAGCAATCAACTTGCGATAGCCACCTGTCTGCGTGGGTGCAACGGCATGGCATTCGTCAATAATGCACAGGTCAATGTGTCCGAGTTGTGTGCCTTTATTTCGGACGCTTTGAATCCCTGCAAAAGTGATCGCTTGTGATAACTCACGCTTGCCAAGGCTTGCGCTGTAAATGCCCATCGGCGCATCTGACCAGTGCTGGCGCAACTTCTCGGCGTTTTGCTCAATCAACTCTTTGCTGTGGACAAGCATCAGAATACGAGTGCCTTTGTAAGTTTGCACGGCATCCTTCACTAAGGCGGCAATGACATGACTTTTGCCAGAGCCAGTGGGCAAGACAACACAAACATTTCCAGTTGGGTTTTTGCCAAACCAATCATAAAGATCATTGATTGCTTTTTTTTGATAATCACGGAGCATTTTTTTTCTCTTTTGCGTGTAAAGTTGCGTGATCTTTTGCGCTTAATATCATTAAATTTGATGGGTGGTTATTGTGCTTATCGCCATCAATATGATGCACATGTTCATCACTTTTTAATTTCCTACCAGCAATTTGCTCTCCAATAATTCTATGCTCATGTCTGCCATAAAATTTTTTGTATGTATTTTTTTGTGCTTCAGAATTTTCAAGTTGAGCCATTCTGCTTTTCATCGCTCTAATATTTTCTGGCGTTACATACATTGGATCGCCGTATCTTCTGTTCCTTTGGGCATGTTTTCCACAAAAGCCAAAGCCTCCTTTGCTTGTGTCAATTAAACAACCCTCGACAGAACATATTGTTTTTTCTTTTGTAAAAATAATTTTTGCTCTTTCTCCGGACAATTCTTTAGCCAAACAGCCACACGATCTTGTTTTGCCATGCTTTAAATTTGTAGAAACAACGTCTTTTTTATTTCCGCAGGAACAAACGCAAGACCAAATTACGTCACCGCTTTTTGCTCTTTTGCCAGAATCACAAATAACGGTAAGCCTTCCAAAAAGTTTTCCAGATATGTCATTAATTTTCATTTGTTGCACCTGTAGGTTAAATGATTAATGGGTTATTGTACCCATTAATCTGTCATCCAACCACCTTCGCACCAAACATTTCACGCATATCCTCAACAAAGCGATCACCAGAGGCACACGCTTTGGGGTTGGCTACAATTTCAGTGCTTTCAAACGTATCAAAGCTGCTCTCGCCATTCTTGATCTCGCCATCTGGAGTCAGCCAGATCACGCCATGCTCAAACGGTTTGTAATCCCAAGGCACGAGATCAGGATGCAGAATATGGCTGGAACATCCGGAAAGTTGCGCTGTAGAATCCGGAATAGTTGCATCCCAATGCGCACAAGACCAAGTGCCATCACGCTCGGCTGTGCTATGCGCACAGGTGCGGCAATTGACCTTTTTAGTCAGCTTGCTGCCGTGGCACAAGTCTTTCGCACTGCACCAGCCACACTGATACCAGCTTGGATCAGTCGAAATCGGGGGCGGCATACGATCAGAGAAAATGATTTTCTCGGCTCGTTTCATGTATTTTTCATGCACCTTGGGATCAAAATCAAATCGCTCACAATGGATGCGCTCGTTGTCCTTGCAGACAAAGATGTACATTCCACGAGTCAACTTAAACTCGCCCATATAGCCATGCGCTTGCGCCCAATACTCTGGGTAAAGCTTTTCCATGCCATCTTTAAGCAACTGCTCAAATTTCTTGCCATTTATGGTCTTTACGTCCACCAAATGCGTGGTCTGTGGTGCTTCGGGCAAACCCGTGACCATTGCATCCAAATGACCACGAAAGTGACCACCATGAGCCTTTGTACCGTACTGCTTGCCCGTTACTGGATCAATTGCTTTGACCTCGCAGCCAATCGCACGCAAATCGTGAATGATGCGCTCCTCCTCACGATGTCCTGTGTCAAACAAGCGCAGCATCCGACCATCGAAAGTGTTGTCAAACGCCCAGCGAAACGACAGCCACAACTCACGCTCACACGGTCTGCCGATCTGCGACCAGCCAAGGTACTCACGAGGCTTTTCTGTCTTGCGCTCATACAGCTTGTAAATCTCGCTTGCCGTACTGACTGTTGGTTCTGGTATTTTCATTTTATGCACCAAGTAAATGGGTACTTGCCAATGCTTTCCCCATGTTAATAATTACTTCTTTACCCATGGCGGACTTGCCTTGCCACTACCCGCTGGCGCATCTGCGGCTGGGGGCGCACTGCCTTTCATAGACTTATAGCCCTTGACCTCGTTTTGCGCCTCATAGCCATTCTGAGCCTCACGGATGGCAACCTTGATGCCAACAGTGCCACCCACTAGCTGATCGGTATTAGCAACGCTTGAAAGACCCAGCGCACGCATAATCTCGCCCAATTGCTGCCGCCCAATGCGCTCGGCTGCCTCGCTCTTGTTCTGGATGTTCAGATTGCTAAAAATCACACGCCCTGTATTACTTGGTGCATCAATCTGAAGTTTCAACTTGATGTACTGACCCGTGCCATCCTTAGTGACTTTGACCTCTGCGTCCTTAATGGTCGCAATGTATTCGCCAGCGGGGATTGGAGCGTAGTCGTTTGTCTGCGCAGGAATGTCGTTGATGTTGATTGTGTCGATGCGTGCCATGATTAAATTTCCTCTTTAGTGATTGAGTAGCTGGGTCTGCCAGCCGTTGTGGTTACTGCTTGCAACAATACTGATGTGATATCTGGTGATGCCGCTTTCCATGCTTTCATGTCAAGATCAGCCTTCCAACGGAACAACTCTGTCAGATGATTGCTCATGCCATGCTCGGCGGCAACCTCTTGCAACAGGTCAGTGTCAACCTTGCGAGTCATGCGGGTTTGCACCTTAATCTCAAACTTGTCCGTGTCCATTACAACTGTGCCTTCGTTGGCAGGGTTGATCTCAAGGATTTTGGATAATTCATCCTCAATTTCACGGCGTTTTTTAATGGCTGTTGTTTCCTCCTCTTTGTAAATTGCCCAAAGACGAGCCAAGTTGTTTATGTTTGGGTTACGCATAATTACGCCCCAATCTTGGCAATCAATTTGCCAAGGTCAGGTTCTTCCCAATCAGCCAGCTTGCCTGAACGGTCTTTGGCAAGCCAGATGCCATCGGAGTCACACATCAAACTGCGCTGTGATACGCCATCAGCATCTTTCTCAACTCGCAGGGCAAGCACCTCATCAAAGAAGTATGGGAGTTGCTGACCCGTCTTGTTGCCCGGCATTGATGGGGCAAACAACAAACGTCCTGTCTCGTCCGTTGCCTTTTCGCACTTAGCGGTAAAGTAAACGTGCTTTTCTGGCAAATCACGAAACGCACGGATTAGGTCTGACATCTGCTCCTGCATATTTCCATACGCAGCACGAGGGTCTTTGGCAATTTTTTTCTCGTGATTTAAAACAACTTCGGCAATCTCGCTGATCGAATCAAGTGCCACTGAGTCAAAACCTTTTGCCTCGGCTGATTGCGTGAGCCAAGCATAAGCCTCCATAAGCGTGTCATAAGATGACACTTCAACAAATGGCACATCGGCATCGGCGATGGACAGCAAGCCACCCTCTGCGGATAAAACGACAGGATTCGGTAATGTCGGTATTAATGAAGTTTTACCTGCACCAGCGTTACCGTAGACAAGCAACTTCACGCCGCTTGCGTGTAAGCCTTTGGTACTCTTTAAATTGATAGCCATTTGGCTCTCCTAAAACATCGCTGTCGGGGAATCCGGTTGCGATTAAAGGAATATTAGCATAAAATTTGCCGTGTCAACAAAATAATTTAAAGGTCACACAAAAATGCTCTCACTTGATGAAATTAAACAACGGCTTAAGCCATACAACCTAAGAGCGTTATCCATAGAGGTTGGCATTGAATACAACGTGCTTTGGCGTGCCATTCGCAAGGAAAAGCCTGTGAAGTATGAGGTGGTGAAGCAATTGAGTGACTATTTACAAAAGAAGTAGATATATAATTCGTTTCCGAACAGCGGCTAGTCTTGGAGTCATGACCAAGGCGAAAACAGATCCCTCCCTGCGCCGTTGTTCACCTTTTCACTGGAGTGGGCAAGGAGCGGTTAATGATGACAACGATTTCCAAGTTAGACGCAGCATTGACTTACGCAAGTTGGGGCTGGCGTGTGTTGCCAGTGATCGCAAACGACAAACGACCAGCGACAGCGCACGGCGTACATGATGCGAGTTGCGATGCAGAGCAAATACGCAAATGGTGGTCTGCAAATCCAGAGTTCAATATTGGAATTGCAGCCGGAGAGGTTTCTGGCATCGTAGTGTTTGACATTGACCCACGAAACGGCGGCGATGACAGTTGGGATAAGTTCATTGGCGAGCATGGTGTTACACCAGATGGGGCGTATCAGTTGACTGCTGGGGGCGGTCAGCATTACATCGCTAACTGGCAAGATGGCATCAAGTCATGCGAGTTGCGCCCCGGCGTGGACTTGCTTGCCAACGGGCGATATTTCCTTGCCTCACCATCAACAATCAACGGCAAAACCTACGAATGGGAAGCCTCAAGCGATCCGTTTGATGGTGTCGCACCCTTTACGATTCCAGAGCCTTGGCGTGCTGCGATGGCTGTTCGCAAGGTGCTGACCAATGCGGCTGAATCTGGGCTAATCACAGGCAACAGAAATGCAGGACTGACTGCCATTGCAGGATCAATGCGTCACTATGGCTTGAGTGAACATGAGATTCATGCGGCACTAATGGTCGCAAACTCGACACGCTGCGAGATACCCTTGCCAGCAAGTGAGGTGCAGCAAATCGCACGCAGCGTCTCACGCTATGAGCCAGAGAGTGACATCGCTGCCGATAGCGCACTTGGCGCACAGGCAGCGAATCAATTGCTTGCACCCGTTCAGCTAAGTGACTTTGACTACTCGCCAGACACGCTCAAGGCTACTGAATACGTCATTGATGGATTTATTGGCATGGGGTTGACGATTCTCGCAGGAGAGCCGGGCGGGGGCAAGACTAGCATTATCGTCCCACTAATGGCTCATGCGGCTCACTTATGTGACAAGAATCACTTTCTCAAGCCAGAACTGCGCCGCCATGTGATTTACGTCTCAGAGGACACCGAGCAAGTCGAGCGTTGCATTTATGCCATGAAGAAGTACGGCAAGATCAATATCGACTCAGCCGAGTTTAAAGAGTGGTTTCACATCCGAGAGGCACATCGCTCAAAGCCGGAACACATCGCCAACTTGCTTGAGGACATTGACCAAGAGTTTACCTATAGGTTGGAGAACGGCTTTAAAGTTAAACCTGTAGTGATCTTTGATACCAGTAACGCCACGATTGAGATTGAGAACGAGAACGACAACAGCGAGGTCGGCAAGGTTATTGCCAAGATCAAGCAATCCGCAAACGGCTTGGCAGTTGTTGTGGTCGCACACACGGCGAAAGCACTCCAGCGCACAGACTTGGCAAGCCTGACCCCTAGAGGGGCATCAGCGTGGATTGGAGACGCTAGGGCAACGATATACCTGTTCAGTGATGAAAGCGTGCCAGAGGCTCGTTTCTTGGCTCTAGGCAAGCGTAGATTTGAGCCGACCTACACAGAGATTAGATTTGACAGCGAGACGTACACAGAGGTTGTGGCAACGCCTTGGGGCAGTAACCAATCGGTTGGCTTGCGTGTGGTGACAGCAGAAGCCTCAAGCCAAGAGGAACGCAAGGCAGCAGCCAAGGCGGGTAAGCAAGCAGCCAACAGTCTCAAGCAGCGTGAGCAGGAGTTGGTCATCCTCAATCAGTTGCGATCACTACCGAGAGATGAGTATCGCACCATGAATGAATTGATTGAGCAATTGAAAGGCACAAAGGTCGCACGCATGGATATTGTGCATAGTCTTATCAATCGTGGTGAGATTGAACAGTTCACGTTTGATGGAGAATCAACCATTCAAAAACGTCAGCAACAGCACAAAAATGGTATTCAGATTTCCTTAACTTATGAGCAAGAAAGTAATGGATAAGTTGAAAATCAAGTGGTACAAAGTGTACCGCATGAAAGATATGCTTATTAAATTATATTTAGTTTCATGCGGTACATTTCATGCAGTACTCCTTAAGGAAAAAAATAGCGTACCGCTTGACCTTGGTGGTCAGCGGTATGCAGTACGCAGGATCGTGTACCGCTTCTGTACCGCTTGAAAAAAGTGTACCGCTTGAATGATAAAAGGTGTAGAAAATGCTCATTATTGACCTACCATTTCCAAACAGCACCAACACGCATTGGAGGCACGCAAGGGGGCGAACTTACATCTCGCCGCAAGGTGTGGCGTTTCGTGAGGCAGTGGCACTTGCCGCTAAGTTACACGGCGAGAAAGCACCAGAGGGGAGGCTTGCTGTTGGAGTGATACTGTACCCACCAGACAGACGAAAGCGGGATATTGACAATTTTGCGGGAAAAAACTTACTTGATTCCCTTACATACGCTGGCATCATTGAGGATGACTCACTCATTGATCGCTTGGTCATTGAGCGTGGTGCTATCGTCAAGGGTGGCAAGTGTCGTGTCTATATATCGCAGCACATCGTAGACGCAAAGCCTGAACAGGAATAGAATTAAACCGCATTGAGATCATTGGCGTTAGCAACCAAGCCGAATAAGAGTTTCTTGGCAGGCACTCGCACTCTGGCAAACCCTGCTTTATGGGGCATCTCAATGCAACCACAGGATTATGATTATGAAAGAAAAGAAAACAAAAGAATATGTAAGACCATTAATAAGCAAGCCAAAGCAATATAAACTTGATGCAGCAATGCAGTTGGCAGCTAAACGATCAGGCATACAGCCTGAGTTAATCAGTATGACCAGCACGATTAAATTCTGGAGTGACCGCAATGGAAAACATGAATGATATTATTATTGAGATCATGGCACGCTTTGATCGCATTGAGGCAAAGATAGATAATATTATTAATATAATAGAAGGCATTGAGAATGAAGATTATGACGATGCTGATATTAACCCGTTTGGGCGAGAGCGAGATAATAACGAAACATTATGAGCGCACACGAATATCACCATTTATATAATACAAGTAAATGGCGAAAGATTAGAAAGAATCATATGGCGCATCACCCATTATGTATTATGTGTGAGGCAAGAGGTAAAATAGTATTGGCTACAATATGCGACCATATTATTCCGCATAAAGGTAATGTTGATTTATTCTATGCGGGACCATTCCAATCATTATGTAAGCTGCACCATGACAGCACTAAACAAAAGTCAGAACGAAGGCAAATAGATATTGGCGGCGATATTAATGGGCAACCAATAGATAATCGCTCACACTGGTACAGGTAGCGGTACAATAAGCAAAGCCAGATCAGTGCAGCAACACTGTCCGGCTTCTAACCAATAACCTAATGAGGGTAGGAAATGGCTACAAAGAATTGTATATGTAAATGTGAAGGATGTGGAGAACTATTTAAACCTAAGAAAGCGGATAGGCTTAGGTTTTGTTCAAGAGATTGCGCATTTAAAAATATTCATTTAATACGCAATAACCCATTGAAAAAAGAAAAAGAATCATTAAAAAGAATTTCAAAAGCAAAACACACAACAATTAAATCAATATTTGTTCTTAAAGAAATAGCTGCTTTAATTCGGATTAAGGATAAAAACAAAAGACAATACGGAACATTAAATAAAAAGACTTACAATCATTGTCAATGTTGTTTTAATTTATTTGTGTTTACTATTAAAATGGGTATGCACCAAACTTTATGTTCTGATTGCAAAAAGAAAAAGAAAAAAGAACGGCAAAAAAAAGATAGAAACATTAGAAAACATAAAGGCAGAGCAGAAAAACACGGCGCAAAATATGAGCCAATTGATCCAATTAAAGTTTTTGATAGAGATAAATGGAAATGCCATCTTTGTGGCATTAAAACTCCAAAAACAAAAAGAGGTAAAAACGAATGTAATTCACCTGAGCTTGATCATATAATTACTTTTGCAGAGGGCGGAAGTCATACCTATAACAATGTTGCTTGCTGTTGTCGTAAATGTAATCAACAAAAAAGCAGCAAATCAAAAGGACAATTGTTTTTGATTGGTTAAAAGGGGAAGGGGTGCAAAAAAACTCTAAGGTTTTTATCGCTAGACACCTG